ATTACCTGCGGTCAGTACACCCGTAACGTTTGACCTAAGACTTGGAAACTGAATGTCGTTATAAATGCGTTGTTCAGCTTGTTCGATAAAACGATTAAGCTGAGTAGTCGTAGACTCAGTTGTTCCGTCTGCCAAATAAACAGCAGGGAACTGATTCTCAGTATACGACTGGATCGCAGTTATAAGTTCCGTGTAGGTCACGCTTGGGGACCCCTAGACATAAAGCCACGCTCTGCTGCACCTGCCCCGCGCATCTTAATGCCACTGGTTTTAGGCTCTCTGGTCACAGCATAACTTACACCATTAGGTACTGGATCTTTCAACTCTGCTTTGTCAGCAGCTTTGTTAGATGCATATTCCTGAAAAGCAATTTCACCGCTGACAGGCTTGTTGTTCATGTCATGTGGTTTAGCATAATCAGATGCAGGTTTGTTAAATGGAGCTTTGCCAGTGCGAATGGTTGGGCTGTCTTTTTTTGTAGGAGCTGGATTCTTAGCCATTATTTGCCTCTTTGGTTAGCAATGCGTGCCATGTTACGACCCATGCCTTTTTCGCCCATAGATGTAACACCACCTTTAGCCATCTTCTTCATAGACATACCGCCCTTTTTAAGAGCAAGCTTGGTGTGTTTACCTGGGTGTTCTTGAGCATCGTGCTCTTTAAATGCTTTCTTGATCATGGCTTTATCTTGAGCCATATCATCATCTTTCATTTCTTTCTTAGCCATTTTCTACTCCTACGTTGTTGAAATTGTAACTTGCCCTATCTTAACAGTCAAAGCTAAAACGTTAGGAGTTAGCTTTCTATCGAAATTTACAGCCCCTCCAACTGGGTTCCATCCCCATTGGAATATTCTGCTTCCGCCTTCGTTTGTTCCTGTTCCTAAGACGGTTGTGTCATTGGTGTTTGCTTTGTCGATCTGCAATCCACTGTTCCCCGAATTTACATAACTGCGGTCAGGTCTAGGATTTCTAAGCCCTTGAGGATCGTCAACTGGATACATACCCAACATAAGCTGAGGATGATCTGGATCCCAACAACGATTACAAACCAACAGTTCGTAGTTCTTTGTCTTGACAACTTCTCGGCGCAGTTGAGTCAGTTTAAACCTAAACGAACACCTATCACATTCTGCAATTGCATATTTGCCAGAAGCAAATCTATTTCCCATTAAGCACCAGTGCCAAGGAATTGCTGTCTTGGAACAAACCTTACGGCAGCTTTCTCATGGTCCTCATAGGCAGCCAAATCCCATGCCTCATCATACTGTTGCTTTAACATTTGAATTCTTGGCAAAGCATTGGGTAACTTAGTCGATAAGTAATACGCAAGACCAGCCGCCATACAAGGAATAAACCTGAACGGTACATCCATGACGTTTACACCACCTCCCGCATCTTCTGTGCGGCGCAGTCTCCAATATACAAATTGGTACTGCTGAGAGTTATCAGGTGTAGGCCAAACTGTGATGGCGGGTAAGCTTTGCTGACTGACCGCCGCTCCAACTGAATGAATAGCCGCAGTCGTATTGTTTTGTCCACGGAAGCATCCTGAGAGGACATTCCCGTTAATGTATTGATACCATATCGTCTCACTGTCGATAAGCACAAACCCAGTCGATGGCATTCCAACTGTGGAAGATAAGGTAATTGTTGTGTCTGTTGATGCTACGGAACTTGCGACTGTATAACCTGTGGGTAAGTTTTGCCCGTTTAAACGCTGTATCCAAACCTGGATAGGTCTGGCTTGTTGAAGTTTATTGGGAAGCGTAGCATAGGTAGAAACACTAATGCGTGTAATGGTCAGGTCTGCCTGATTAGACGTATTGTTTGACTGAGTCCTGATAACGTGATCCAAAAGATCTACAGTATCGAGCGGTAAAGCATATGTGTTTAGACCTGGAGTTAAGGTGATAGTACCTTGGTCTATTGTCCACATGTTAATACCACGGTTAGCCCAGTCTGCAAACATGATGTTTAAACTGCGCCTGGCTGTTCTTAAGTCATAACCAGAACGCATTTCCTGACCCGCACGCTCAAACGCCTCCTCACATAACTCGGTGAGTTGGAGGTTAAACGTTGCGGTTCCGGAAGTTTGTGCCATGTATTAGCTCACTATAGAAGGTTCTACCACCACTGTCTCTTCATGTGAATCAGGAGCATCCACAGGAGCTGGAGCAGGTGTATTATCCACAACAACATCCACAGCGGCGGGAGCAGAAACAGTCTCATTAGAGTTAACATGGGCATCCAATACATCACGAATCTTTTGGGTTGCTTCGCTAACAACTCCGTGAGAGTTAAGTTGCACTTGAATCATGTGCTCAACTAAAGCAAGCAAATGCTCTGCGTGTTCTTCTAAGTTTGTAAGTAAGCTCATTTTGATTTCCTTGTCTTGGCTGATTGAATAAAATCTTGCTTGGTTGGTGCGCCTTTAGCACCAGGTTTTCTCATCTTCTCACCTGAACCGTTGGCTATCCTTTTTTGCTTTGCATGGATATTGGCATAAAGTCCAACATGTCCGCCTTCTTTGTACTCGGTAAAGTCTGTATCATCGCGGCGTGGTTTTTCTTTACCACTTGGCATCTTAGATGATCTGATTGCTCCCATGCCGCGACTTGCCATCATACAAACCTTCCCTTGGTTCTGCCTTTAGAAGCAATTCCATCTCCGCGTTTTGAAGCGTTATTCATTGGCTTGCTGGTCATTCCACCACTCGCCATTTTCTTAACTGCTCCACCTTTTTTGTAAGGCTTGTCTGAGTTCATGTCAAGCTTATATCTTTCTGGGTTATCCCATTCTGCATTAGCTTTGCGAATTTTTTCCCTTTGATATTCTTCTTGAAGTTGATTAGATCTATCTAAAGCAGCTCTTGTTTTTTGATCTCTAGATGGTTCTTTTTTACTTCTAGATTCACGCAAAGCAGCCAATTGAGCATCTTCTTGTGGACTTCCATCTTGCTCAAGATCACGTTGAATATCCGCAAGATTTTGCTGCCTTTTCATCTCAGCTAAATTAGCTTGTCCTAAAGCGCTACCTTGTGCAACAGGGGCGCTTGCAACACGGGCAACAGGACGTGATACAGGTCTTGCTCGGGGAGCCACAGAAGTTTGATCTGGGATTGGTTTACTGATATAGCTTCCACCTGGACCTGGAATAGTCCTAGTCCCAGCAGAGCCAACCTGTGAGTTGGTTTGCTCATAATCGTTGAACATTGGATCATCCAAAGGAAGATTGGCAATGTTTGGATTTATGTTCGGATTTGTGTTTGGATTTGCGCTTGGACTAGACTGAGCAGCCTGATCCTTTTGCCTTTGCGTGTAAACACCAGCTCCAAGCGCAGCTAAAGCTGCTAACCCAGCAAGATTCTGTGAAGATGCCATGATGGCTCCTTATTTCTTATGTGCCATTCCGCCGCCACAGAGCTTTTCTACTTTCTCATGCTCTTTCATATGACCTGCTGCGTGCTGACCATACATTTTGTGGTGGTGTACATGTCCGTCCCCGCCGTACAGTTTTTCAACCATATGCACATTGTGAGTGTGTGGTGGGCTAGACTCTTTCATGAGTGGTGGATGATCCATACCTTGTTTCATATCTATCTCCTTAACAGTATTTACCTTTGGTTAAACCCTTTTGCTGAATAGAATGCTCACCGCGACCCTTCTTTCCACCCGCTGTTACAGGCTCCATTGGCTCACCGTAAACAAATCCACCCTTAGCGTACTTCTTCACTTTTCCGCCTTTCTTCATGGTATTGACTTCAGGTCCAGTCCCAATGTCATTACCTTTCATTTTAGGCATCATAGCTCTAGTTGCGCCGCGTTTTTCAATGCCGTGCTCACCATGAGGCTTCTTTTTGTTTGATCCTTTTTCCACGTCCTCGGACATGCCTCTTGGACCCATTGTTTCACTCATTCCGCCTTTAGCCATCTTTTTCATAAATCCACCTTTTTTAAAAAGTTCCTCGCTACCATGTTGAGTTTTTGGCTGGTTCACGGCTTGCGAATCAGCTCTCGATTTAGTTCCGCCACTAAATTTCATGCCCTTATCAGCTTCACTAAAATCTTTACCAACTGATTGAGGAATACCCATTTTCTTAGCAAAAGCTGGATCATGAGCTACTGCTGCCATCATGTTGTGTTGGGCTTTGCTAGAACTAGGCATTTTTATCAGTCCTTTTGACGAATAAGGAGATCAATTTTTTCTTCAAGTCTGTTAAACCTTTGGTCAATGTGGTCTGTAATTCTATTAACCTCTGCATTGGTGACGTATTCACGAGCAATCTCCTCTCTGGTTTTGTTTAACAAAATATCAATTCTTTTGATTTCTGCAAATTTGTCTTTTAAAAAGAACCCAATTATCCCTATCAATAGAGACAAAACACCGTTCCATACAACCATAGCATCCATTTAACATTTCCATTTTCTTAAGCTCTTATTTACTCTGCTTTCCGGGTCGTTTGCCGTCTCTGATCCGGTCAATTTCTTCTTTAATCCTTCCATCCTGGCGCAGAAGGAATCCTTGCGAGAACCTCCTTCTGGCTGTGGCGGCTTAAGATTGTGACCCTCCTTCTTGGCAGACGCTCGGCCTTTGGCATTCAATCCACCATTAGGATTTTTACCTTCCTTGCGCTGCCATGCTGGAGTCTTTGCCATTATGTACTTCCTACATCTGCTGCATTCTTAATTAACTTACCTGCAATAACCATACCAGCAGCAATTGTGGATGAGGTACTTGTTGTAAGTTGCCATTGAATGTCCGTTTTTTCTGTATATACAAAAGGAACGGTTGATCTGTTAATTGTGTAAATGGCTACAAATGGTTGTTGTAAAACATTTAACTGAACACCAGTCACACTGTTATATGCTTGTACGCTGTAAGTAAGATACTCTGTACCTGCATAAGTATTTGAAGTATTTACTTCAGCAATATCCAAATAAAAAGTATACCCAGCTGGAACAGTAAACACAGACATCTGAGATTTACCAATTGCTGCGTTAATGTACGCATAGGCATTTCCAGATGAGCCAGTTGTAATACCTGCGTATGTACTAGATGTCGTGGCGGTAATTTTTCCTACATTGTTCTTTTGACCAGATGCAGGAGTTACTAAAAACAAACTTTGAATTCTTAGATATGTTTTAACAGTTGTACCAGTTGGATTTGTTACTCCAGATATGGTTACATACTCGCTAATTTGGTTAAAGTTTGCGTCTAGACCATTTACCAATATAACAGCGCCAGAATCAGAAGCACTTGCGCTATACAAATAAAATGTAGCGGATGATGATAAATAATTTGGGTATACCGTAGCTGATTCCCAAACTGGAATTGTTGTATTGGCAACTGCTGATTGATAGCCAAATAAACTAACAATATTATGCCCATAAACTTGACCACGAGCTACCTGTAGATCAAACGGTTCAGTTTTACCCTGACGGGTCATTGACGACAATATGCCGCCACTAGATAACGATGTTGCCATGAATAATCTCCTTAAAGGTTAAAGATAGGGGCCGAAGCCCCTAGAGATTAGTCAAAGTTACCGTATGGGTAAGTTGTGGCGTTACCAATGTTCATGTCGTTTTGGTTGTAACGAATAGTTACTTCGACCTGACCAGAAGAAAGACCTGCTGCTGTGGTAGTCATGGCTAAAGTCACAACAATCTGACCAAACCATGCTGGGTCTTGACCAACGTTGGGGTTTTGGAAATCTTGTAATGTAGCATTGCTGTTTCCAAGTTGTGAGCTAACAAATGTGCCTGTGTATCTCTGAGCAGCAGGACTAGAGATATTACTAAATGTAGCGTAAACACCAGTAGATGTTGCAAAGTTATTTGAAACGTAAGGCTGAATTGCGCTTACTGCAACGGGTGTACCTGCGTTATCTTTGGGAATTGTGCCAATATCAAAAATAACGTCTGTGATATTGCAGCTATAAGGCACATAAAATACGACACCACGGTATACCAGGTTGGTTGCATCTGCTGTAGGTGCAGAAGCTTTGGTAGGACCGCTATTGCTAAATACGCCAGACTGAGGTGTATAGATAACAGCGTTACTGTTGGGGATGTTATTAGAAGCAACAAACTGACCTGATCCGCCGCCATAGTTAGCGCCAGGTGATGTTACTGAAAAATCTAACAAAGCCGTCTGAACGAGGTCTGTATAACCTATATCACGAATTGGGCCAAAACGATTTTGCCCAGAGAGAATTGGGCCGGAGAACGTGGAACGTGCCATGACAAATGTCCTTATGCAAAAGATACCTTGTTAATCGTTGCATCGTCTGCTGGGCCAGTGGCAACAAGGTTGAACTCCCAGATGAATGTAATATACACTGTTTACACGATTTGTCAAGCGTTTAAACAAAAAAAATGGCCCCGAAGGGCCAC